CAACGTATGCTGCAAGATCAATAAACAAGGATCCTGGTGAGGCTTCGTTGAAATCAGTGTACGCATCTGGGTAGTATGCTCTAGCAAACTCTATTAACCCTTTTTTGATAGTTTCGAAATCCCTTCCGTAATATTTTATATCTTGATTAGCCATTCACTTCTAGTAGTATTGATCTCGTATCGAATCCCAGCTCATCTAAACTTATATCCAACTTAACGTATAGTGTGTTTCTGTCGTTGTCTGGTGTAAGTTCTAGCTTTTGTATAAATATGTAAGGTAAAAACGTTTGGAAGCTATTTTTTATTATTAAACTTAAAGCTTGCACCGTTTCTGCTGTGAGATTTTCAAAAATAGTCTTTTTTAAACCACATCCAAACTCAGGTAACATCACTCTTTCACCCGGTTCTGTTAATAGTAGATTTTTAGCGTTAGCTTCTGCTTGGTCTATTGTAAAATAATTTTGCTTAAAAGTCGCTCCACTCTCTCCCGTTAACGGCAAATCTAAACCTAAAGCCACATTTCTCTCTAAGTCTACTGGATTAACTTGTATGATATAGGCCATTATGGTCTGAAGTTAGGATTGCTTATCTCTTCTGATCTTTTTAAGACAGATGAATAGTCTTTAACAAACATATCTGTGGCTGACGATCCTATTGTTGGAAAGTCTGGGTTTATCTGTTCTGATGATTCATCTCCAAAACCAGCCATTGACTTTGCAGTTTCGTTCAGTAAATCTCCTAAAGGACCTCCTACATTAGTAAATGGCTCATCCAAAGTTACTAATGGTGTTGTTCTTCTGTTTACTTGCAACGCTTGATTTGGTTTAGGCGTAGACTGCTTACTTTCGTTAAGCTTTTTTATTTCAGTACGTACTGCGGTCTGAACTTCCTCACGGATAAGTTCACGTAGCATGGACTTAAATTGACTTAGTTTCATATATTTTGTTTTTTATAAATAGTACTTTATTGTGTTATTCTGTTAGTATCCGGATACATACTCTTCTTTTGACAAGTAGCCACGCCATGTAAACGGTGGAATTCCGGTACTAGGTTGTGGAATAGCTATTCCGCTCATACGCTCAAGTTGACGACTAAAACCTTCTCCTAACTCTTCTGCATACCCTTGCGCTCCATTTTCATTTAGAGCTTCCATTTGTGGGTAGAATTTTCCTACATTGGTCACTATGAACTTTGTACCGAACTGATTTGTCCAACTGTTTCCTGTCCAGAACAATCTTCCTGCTAATCCAAACACAAAAGTCATAATTTTAGCATCAATGTTTATCTTTGAGTCTGCTTTTGCTTTTGCGTATGTTGTAGCTTCTGCTTGCAATTTTTCCTCCTGCTCTTTAATTTCTCCTTTTATGTAAGCAACTACTGGATCTAATAGCTCTTCAATAAACTCTACTATCTTTCTAAAGAACATGCTTATAGCATCAAGGATAGGCAATATTAAATCAGATACCTTTGTTAATTTATTCTTAATGTAAATTAAGCCTGGATCTCTTGTGTCTTGCGGTATGAATTCGCTAAGTCCTGCAGCTTTCACTCTCAATCGTTTAAACGCAGACTTTTCAGCTCTTATTATTGAGTACATTAAGTCCCCTTGTGCTTTGAGCTGTCCTGGTATTGCTGCTAATTCTTGTAAGCTTGGTGTGCTTCGAGCTCCTTCTAATATCTCCATAAGAGTGTCAAGAGACCCTGTTGCCGTTCCTTTTATTGACTTACCTTTAGCAACTATCTTCTCTTCGTATATCTTCTCAATTTGCGCTGCTATACCAGTTTCCTTACTCTCTTCAACGAGCTTTTTAAAAAAGAGATATATCTGCTCGTACGCTTTTAAATCTGCAACTTTGTCATTAAACTTTTTTAGATCAACTTGCTTTTGGGTAGTTGTGATTTTTCCTCTCTCTATCTGTAGCTCTAGGAATGTGTTTATTAGCTGCCTAACGCCAGATTCGTTTTGTGTTATAGGTGCATCTGTATTTTGCACTAATCCTATAAACACACGAGGTGCATTTACTGTAAGTTGGTATGCTAATCGTGCCTTTCTTGCTAATTTTTTTAGTTTGTTTAGTTTTTCTTTTGCCTTTGCAATGTCGAAGTCTTTCTGTCTCTTTTTATTTCTTATCTTTTTTGCAGTAGGATTCACGTCTAACTGTGCGTTTATATATTCATCCAAGTACTGTTGCTCTCTCACCACTTCTACTAACTCCACTTCCTTATCTTCTATCAACTTTTCTACCGCAAGTTCCGCTTCGTCAATTTTGTTACTTATTACTCGACAACTTCTAATCAATCGCAAGTATGTCATATGCCTATCAGCTTCTCCTCTTACAATACTTGCTACACCGAATGCACCACCTTCTTCATAACTTGTAGTAATACGATCTACTTGTTCCATTTCTTGTTGGTAGTATGGACTGCTCGGTTTTATTTTAAGAAGAGCTTTTAATTTTGGTAAGTCAACAGCTAAGATAGTCTCTATACTACTAGCAATTAGTTTTACATCGTTCCCTCCTCTTCGTAGGAATGCAGCGACTTGTGATGGATTTAGTTTATATAAGCTTTGTATTTGTTCCATTAACTGTCGTACTATAGGAGTGCTGTCGCCAGCACTCTCCATTAATTGTGCTGTAGTTTGATCTGCGTTTGCAAAATTTGTAACCTTCTTAAATTCATCCAATGCTCTCTGTCTTGCTAATTTAGCAGCTTCTGAAATAGACTCTTCTAGGTTAGCCTTAGTCTCACCATACTTTTGCTTTACGTTTGATACAATAGTTACAGCTTTTTCGATAGCTTTTTTCATAGTTGCATATACAGCAAATAATTTAGTAAATATAGATTGGACAGTATCCAATATCAATCTATAATGCCTAATAGCTCTCCTAATCTTTTTTGCTTTTGTTTTTACTCTTTTTGCAATCTCCTTTACCTTTTGTCCGGCAGCTAATCGCTCCTTCTTTTTTGTTTGTCCATTAAGCTCTCTTTCTTTTGCAATCTTACTCTGAACACGTTTTATAGTGTCCGTCAATTTAGCCTTCAGATCCTCTAATTTTTTATCTAGCTGCACTCTAACGCTTTGTTTTTTAGCTTCTACTTTTGCTAACAGCTTCTTTTTTAGCTCCTTAAGCTTTGCGTTATTTTCAATAACCTTAAGCATTGTTCTACCAATAACCTTTCCACCTGGAATGAATATCAACTCTTTCCAGTATCCAATAAGCTTCTCAGGCTTAATAAATCCATCAAGCAATTTCATAAACTCGCCAACGACTGCTGCTAACTTTTTCCTGACATATGTTTTAAAGTTAGCTTCATTAGAAAAATTATTTTTATATTTATCTGTTACTTGTTTTGCTTTTCTTGCATAGCTTGCCAGTGTCTGAAAGGTCTCTGCTATTGATGCTATGTTTAAGCTTGGTTCCACTTTTAAGCTTAGCAATGCTTGGAGATCCGCTATCTCATCTTTCATTACAGCGTTAAAGTCGAAGTTAGATAAATTTTGTGCGTTGAGTTGTTTAAATTTATCTCCTAACGATTTAATTTCATCAAAAGTGTTTTTAATTAATTCTTTTTTTGTTGCAATAAATTTTCGAAATTCAGGTACTAAGCTTTGTATGTTCTCTCTAATCTCTCGAAGCTGATCGTCTAGATTTTGTATCTGAATTTGTATGTCTTGTACTTCGGCAGTAAGCTTGTTATAAGTTGCTATTGCTCCTTGTATATCTTGGGATAAGGATTGGATTCTAATCTTCCCTTGTGATATCTCTTTTCCAACAAAGTAAGCTCTAACTGTGTTGTAGAATATCTTTTCTCTTGTTCTGTTTGTAATTGAGTTACTGGGGCCTACTGGTACAGGAGCTCCTGCTGCAAGTGGTGAAAACATTGTTACCGGTATGCCAACTGGTGCGTTTAGTGAAAGCGAAGATATGTAATGCTTTGTAATACCAGCAGCAAAGTCGTCTGCGTTTGCATATACACCTTGCTCTAGATCATTCGCCAGCTTTTTTGTAAAACTCTCTTCAAAATCCATCCTATGCTGATTTAACCATATATAAGTCCCATCCGATCCACGTGTTTTCTAGATTTTTCTTTGGCAACAATCCGTCACCAGTAGTATATCCAATAGCCGGCAACTTACCTACCCAGTCTACAACGTCCTGTTTACTTGTTGGCGCTTTACTATTAGCTCGCTTGTAGATATTATACAATGGTGCTGCTAATCCTAACGAAGCAGCTGCTATAAAGTCTGGGCTGAATGTTGCTGATTGTCCTACGTACATAAACGTTTCATCTGAAGGGCCATACCAAACAAAACCGTACTTATAGCTATTTTGTAACAACCAATCAAGACTTGTA